CCACCGTGTGCCGCTTCGGCCAGCTGCTTCGACATGAAACCCAAGGCGCTGCTCAGCTCCTCGGTCGACACTCCGGCGAGCCCTGCACCGTATTCAAGACCGCGCAGGTTCTCGGTGGTGATGCCAAGGCGATCTGATACCTTCACCAGCCGGTCGATCTCGTCAGCCGTGTCGGTCAGGTACCGTACGATCGCACCGCCTGTGATGCCAACTCCAACGCCGGCCAGCACATTCCTGACGCCGCCGAGTGCGCCGAGTGCAGACTGCGTGATTGCTGCTTGTGCCTTGACTGCCGACAGCTCTCCGCGCACGGTCTTCATGCCGTTCACGAACCCAGCCGTGTTGGCCAGGACGTTCACGATCATGCTGCCGATAGTTGCCATCAGAGGAGCCCTAGTTGTTTTGCCGCTCGTTCCGCGGCGTTGGCGTCGGTTGCTTTGATCTTGCTGGTCTTCGGTTGCTTTGCTCGGAACGCTGACGGCAGGAAGTCGTCTGGCGTCATCATCTGCTCAGGCTTCAGCGGCGNGCCCGTCTTGGCAGACAGGTACCGCGTCACCTGGTTCGCCACTGTGGCCGCGATCATCGCTGCCAGGTGGCGGTTCTCGCCCTCGCCGCTGATCAGGTACCAGGCGAACCGCTCGTCGAACTCTTCCGCCGTCATCTCCTGCAGCATGTCGTCGACATGCAGGAACCCCAGCTGGTTGGCGAGCGCTACGGCGCAGGCCCGGCGGGGGTTCCTTCGGAGTTTTTTACCTGCTCCTCCGTGGTGTCTTGGCGTCCCACGTGCAGCATGACTGCCGTGCTCAGCTCACCGGTCAGGCGCGAATCCATCCGCAGGATGTGGTCGGTCTCCTGGTCGGAGAACAAACGGTTTCCTGCGTCGTCCACGAGCGCCACTGCGATCAGCTGCGCTCGCATCCTGGTCACGTCTGTGGTTGCCACCTGCTCGATCTGGGCTCGCTCCAGCTCGGTCAGGGACTGCAGGCGCACCGCCCCCAGGCCAGGCACCTCGACCGTGCTGTACCGCCTCTGCACGCTGCCAAGCAGCTTGTCTCGTATGTCACTCATCTTCTTCCTCGGTACCTTCGATCTCTGGTGGTGCTGGGTGGTGCGGCCTCGGATCGCCAGTGGCGTCGCGAGCGCCGAGGGCCTTGGTTGCCTCGGCAATGACCGACTCCGACACGCCGTGCTCAAGCAGCTGCAGCGGCGCACCTGGAGTGCGGGCCACGAGTCCAATCCGCCAGCCGTCTGGGTGCACGGCATCGACGACGAACACTTGGTCCAGACCAGTGTCGCACTCGGTGCCGCGTCGCAGACCGATCAGTGGTCGGATCTCGATCGCCATGGTTAGCTTGCCTTGGTGTAGGTCGGTCCAGTCTTGCCGTCGAACTGAAATTCGATCGTGCTCATCAGTCGATTGCCAATCGACAATTCGGGCTGGTTGAATCGCGTGATGATCGCGGTGCCTGTGAGCGTGGCAGCCGTGTTTTGGCTGGGTTGCTTCGGGAAGGTGATCGTGACCGTGCAGACCGCACCGACCACCGGCGGCGTGGCCGACAGGTTGCTGTAGTGCTCGACCGTGATCGGGTCGATCTCGGCCAGGTCGTCGGGTACGAACTCCTTGTAGTCTGTGGAGTCCAGCGCCGTGTCATCGAGCGCTGTTACCGTCTGGCTGAATGCCGAGATGGACCGCCAGCGAGCCGAGTACGTGCTGCCTCCGCTGAGCACCAGCGTGGCACCGATTCCAGTGTTGGGCATGACTACCCCTCCTAAGTCTGAACAGTTGTGGTTGTCGTGGACGTCTCGCCGCTGGCGTCGGTCAGGGTCAGCGTCACATAGACCGACTGGCCGGCGAGGCTTGTGTGCGTCGCCAGCGAGATGCTCGGTGCGGCGAAGGTGCCGGACACGCCAGCGGTCGCCGGCAGTGCACCAGGTGCACCGCTGATCGAGAGGACCGGCGATCCGCCTGCGCTGGTGCGGAACTGCCACGCCACGGTCGCGAGCTTGATGCCCTCGGCGATCAGCGAGGAGGTGCTGTCCAGTCGGATCTCAGTGGTCGTAGCCGTCGTCGATACGTAGGCGGTAAGCGGGTAGGCGCTGTACTCCGGCGTATTCGCTGCGTAGTAGTAGACCGAGGCGTTCATGCGTCGCGTGAACGTCCAGCGGTCCGAGGCGTCTGGCGGAGGGCTGGCCAGCGTGCGTGCCGCGTCCACCAAGCATTCGCCAATCAGGACGTCCCCGAAGTAGCCTGCGTGGTAACCGCTCAACGCCGTGTGCAGCAGGCCATAGACCGTGCCACCTCGGCGGGCTGCGTCCTGTCCCGATGCGTAGACCGTCAACTCCAGGAAGGCCTCAGACCCCGAGGTCTCGCCTGCCAAGCCGTAGTCGTTTTGCCCGTTCAACCAGCGGATCACGCAGCTGGTCGCGTCGCCTGCGTCCTCGGGCCTGCGATCCAGGAAGACTCGATTGCCCAGCCTGCTCCGCAGTTCGCGGCGTGCGTCGTTGCGGTTGGTCAGCGTCATGCCGTCGAACTTGAGCGGCGCGCGAAACGGCTGTGCTGCGTGGCCTGTGTAGTCTGACTGCCTGGTCAGGTAGTCGTACAGGCCCGCTTCGAGCGTCGTCGTTGCTGCTGCCACAAGCGGCATTCGCTATGCCTTTCCGTACTTGACCCTGTTGACTGGGTTGTTCAACCACGCGACGAGCGCTTGCCGAAAGATCGCCTGCTTTCGCTCCGGGTAACTCCACAGCGCAGGCCGCAAAAACGCGAACCGCGTGTCGTCGATCTTGCCTGTGTACTTAGGCTTGCTGCGGTTGCGTGTGCCGCCTCGACTTTTGGTGAATCGAAACGTGGTGCCGAACTCCAGCATGCCAGCGTAGAACGTGTCACCCTTGAACANGTCGTCCGCGAAACCGACTGTCATGCCGATCGTGTGTGGGTAGCGGCGAGTCCGCTTCTTCGCCTTGATCCTTAGCTCACTGCGAAGCAGGCCCGTGTCTTCGGGCACCTCCGCCTTCGCCTGCTCAAGCACCATCTTTGCGACGGCGCGGGCTGCAGGTCGCAGTGCCTTCTTCTGAATCTGCTCGGGCATGTCGAGGAACATCTTGTCCAACTCGGCAATTCCCGTGAATGTCATCTCGGCGAGGGCATCCGCGGATCGACTCATCGAGTGGTGCCCCTGCCTACGCTGTCGCGGTGCTTGGTGCAGGTCAGCTCAAGGTACTCGCCGTCGCCCATCACATCCAAAGCACCGAGGATCTCGTACTCGCCGGCGTCGCACTCGACCAGCATGCCACTGTCGATCGGCTGGTTGGTCCAGCGGATGACGATGCGGTGCGTGCTGCCTGGCGTCAGCTGCTCGGCACTCACTCGCTCAGTTGCGTTCAATGGTCGAATCTCCGCCCAGGCAGAGCACACCTGTACCGGTGACTCGCCGCTGTACCCGAAGTCGCTGGTCGGCTTGTCGGCCTTCCTGATCTTCACGAGTTTCGTCAGCCTATACGTCGGCATACCAACCGGTCCCCAGGCTGCGGCACAAGGATGACAGACTCAGTTCNATCTCCTTAGAGATCGTGCCAGTCAACACCGTGGATGCGTTGTCGTACCAGTGACGGATCAGCACCTTCACCGCGTGCTTCGCTTCGGCAGGGACTTCGCTGTANCCNGCGAGGTACTCGATGCGGAACGCNGTNGCGTTCTCATCCTGCACCGCGGGCCAGCGTTCGCCTGCCGCCGGCAGNACGTANGCACACTCGTCCGTCGANACCANCTGGTAGTCCAGCAGCTCCGTCGTCGTGCCGTTGGCGTCCTCGTACTCGATCAGGGCCACGCTCTGCACCGGCGGGTANGGCAGCTCGATCTTNGTNAAGCTGCCGTCCTCTACCTGATCCTCATCAAGGCTCAGTCGATACAGCGTGGTGCCGAAGGTCCGACCGCATCGGCGAGCGATGTAGCTCGTCGCCGCGTCGATCATCGACTCGATGTCCGTATCACGCTCGTCGCTAGTCACGCCGAGGTGCCGCTTGGCCTCCGCGAGCGTGATGATGGGCGTCGATGGCTTGATGAGCACCTGAAGCATCTAGCTGCCTCGCTTGATCGGCCGGGCGTCGGGTCCGGCGGTGGCTCGCTGCACGCCGTTCATCTGGTCGATGGCATCTTCGACCGATGCCGCGACTGCGTCACCGCGCTTGATCGCTGCCTCGGCCTGCTCGGCCGGCAGGTCGACGACGTAGCCCTTGCGTGGACTGTGGGTTGGCGTGTCAAAGTCAACCACGGCTCGTACGTATGGCATGTGTTCCTCGCTTCTGTGGGTGGTGGTCGCCAGTGATGGGGGTGCGGACTGACCGGCAGCCGAGGAACCGCCGGCCAGCCACACACCACCCGATCACCGACTGAGACTACGCGGTGGCCTTCACAGTCAGGTACTTGACCGGATCGGTGCCCGCGTCGAGCAGGTCGCCGTCGTGCCGCGCGAAGCCCAGGAACGCTACCTGGTGGGCTTCCGCGTACCGCTCGTCGAGGCGCAGGATCGTGATACCCTGCACGTCGCGAATGACGTACTTGCTCAACTGGCCAAAGATCAGAGCCTTGGCACTAAACTCAAAAGCCGGCATCGACTGGTTGGTAATGACCGGATAGCCATACAGCGTGCCCGGCTGGCCCACCTGCAGAGCCGGTTCCCACACGGGTCGCGACTGGCCATCGACCATCTGCCGCAACTTGAGGACCGTGGAGTCGTGCGCCATAAAGGAAGCGCCAGTGCGATAGGCAGGGTCCACGCTGTGCATGAGGGCGAGCGGCTCGCCAAACACAAGGCTGCCTCCAGCGGCAGTGGTGACACTGCTGTTGCCAGCTCGCGTGAGCAGACCGCCCGGCTTAGACGATCCGTCGCCAGTGGTGAAGTGATCATTCGTGATCCGCCCGATGCGGGTGCCAAGAGCCGAACCCAGGAACTGCGGCAGGTTGATCGACGAGTCCTGCATCAGTTCGACTGAGCACTTCACCACCTTCGAGGAGTACTTGTACGCCTTGAAGACCTTCTGCGCGAACACAAGATCTTGATCCGAAGCAGCGGTGTTTTCCGCGAGGATCGCACCCTTCTGCGACGTGTCGTTGACCATCGGCACCGGCATGTCTGCACCGGTCGCCGTCGTGATGATCGTCGCCACCTGCCGCATGCCGCCCCACGCCAGCAGGCTCTCTTCGAGCGCCGCCATCATCTCGTCGGGAACGGTGAAACCACCTTCGGTCGTGGTGCCGACCGACTGGGCTCGACGCTCCGGGTTGTCCCGGTACCGGTCGACTTCCGCCTGTCGCACCTCGCGGCGAATGCGGCTGTTTTCGCGCACGTCCGCCAGCGACTTAGGGGCCTTCAGCGGCATCCCGTCAGCCGTCACGCCGCGGTCAAGGCTCCAGTCCAGCTGGTTGTTGCGGAGGTCGATACCCAGTCGCTTGGCAGCGCGGATGCCGACCTCGTCCTTGGCGTGAATGCCGAGAGCCCAGGCGTTGAACGCAGCGGTCCGCTCGTACTCGGTCAGCGGTCGATTGGGGTCATCGCTGCCCAGATCGAAGGACTTGCGGCCCTGGTCGAACTGGCTTCGGTCGCGCTGCTCCTGGACGAGCGGATCCGGGCCGACGTTGGCCTCGGACTTCTCGGCCCAGCGGATCTGGGCTTCCACGTCCGAC